GGTAAAAGTGAACCCACTGTATTGGTCATGGACGAAGACTGTAGCAATTACTGCTCAGGACTACATATTAGAGACTTAATATTAAATCCTAATGATGACTATTGCTGTACACAAGCAGGGAGAATGGCATACGCACAGGGGCTATTTACTCTTAAAATAACAGAAAGGAAACAAAATGAAACTAATGACTAAAGAAATAAAAGAAAAAGCAGAGAAGCAATTTGATAAAGGCTCTGACATGGAGCAGATGGTAGTAGCTAAATATTTTGATGCTATGGGAGGCTGGAAGTGGTTTCTTATGAACATGGACAAAGATGGAGACTATTGCTGGGGTATAGTAAAAGGACATGCTGTTGAGATGGGTTCATTTAGCATGGCAGAACTGAAGAGTATGCAACCAAGACTACAACGTGATCTGTACTTTGAACCAATGAAGGCTAAAGATGTATGGGAACAGCTAAATAAAGGTGAATGGGTATGATAATAGATAAGCCTGAACAAATAGAACTGTATCAAATGCTTGTGTTAAGGTCAGCACTGAAGTTGGAAATGCTTGGACTTAAAATGAGTAGAGGTAGAACAGCATATTCTGCTATTAAACAAATGTTTAATATTAAAGGTAGTAGACAGAAAGTGCTGGATATATTCAATGAAATAATAGAAGTACAACAGAAAGGGGAAATAAATGAATAATAAAGAAAGAATGAAACAGATATTAAAAGAAACTATTGATTACTATGCTGAAGACCCAGACAATCGTAGGAGTATAGATAAAGATGGCAACTGTAACTATACTTGGGGTGATACACACTGTGCAGTTGGTAGATATTTGAAGCCAGAGTATCAAAAAGAAAGTTGGGAAGAAAATAATCGAAGTGTATTTCAACTGGCTCAGTATTCTGATGACTATGATATTGACCAGTTTCTTGTAAAGGATGTGCAAGGACTTGATCTTGGTTTCTGGAGAAATATGCAAGACTTCCATGATTCACATAGCTGTTGGATAACTGAAGAGGACTATAATAAAGATGAAGAACCAATAGGGCTGTCACGTGTAGGTAAAGATAATTACAGAACAATTGAAAGAAAAATAAACATGGGGGGCTATGATGGATAAAGTATACTGTAGAGGCTGTAAAGCTGAGGAAGAGATGCATAGACCAATAGATGAACACTGGTGGGCAAGGCGTGATGCATATGGAATATATACAGGGATATATTGCACAGATTGCTATACCAGTGAAGACAGTCGCTTATATCCATACAAAAAGGGCAGTTATGCAGAAGACTTGGAACATGGTGAACACATTTGGCCAGAAGAAGAGAGGTATTAAATATGAAGAGAAGATACAGGCTTATGGTAAACACTTTGGCGTTTCTAAATATTCACTGGTGTAGCTGGTGTGATAAACTATGTGTTAAACCATACACTACAGGGCATGATGAAAATGTCTGTAAAAGTTGCAAGGATGATTCTTCATGGTGTGAATGCTGTGAAGAGATAGTACACCCTGATATGTCAGTAGATATGCCTGAAGGATGGTACTGTCGAGATTGCTATGATGATATATTTGGATAAACAGAAAGGAGTTAAAGTGTGGGAAGTTTAAAAGAAATACTAACACTATGTCAGGAGAATGAGAAAGACTTTAACAAGTATGGAATTACAAGCAGAGACAGAGATATAAATAAGGGATGGATGGAATGCTGTGAGTTCTTTCTCAGGAACTTTGAGCTAAAGGAGAAGACAATGAATGAAGATTAATAAGAAATGGCTATTTAAAACAACTGAAGAACTTGTGGAATTTGTTAAAGGGTTTGAAGAACAGCAAGGTAAGACACTTTATGTAAACTACTTTAAACTTGTAGCTGTGCTCAGAGAAAGGAAGGAGAATAGAACTGTTAATCAAGAGAGCGACAGGTATCTTGAAAGGGAATTAGGAACAATAGATTCTATAACTGATATGAAAAGAGCAGAAAATATACAGCGACCAATTGAAACAAAGTGGATGATAGGAAAACCAACAACAATGACAAAAGAAACAGAAAGGAGAAACAAATGAAGTTAGTAGAGAAAAAAGCAGCAAAACCTAAAAAAGCACCAAAGTTAAGCAAGGAACAGGTAGAGGAACATATTGAAAGCTTACTACAAAGCGTAAAGAACATTAATGAAGATATAAAAACCCTTACTAAGTTCTCAGAGAAATGGGATGAAATAATACATCGTGTAAGAGAAACAGAAAGGAGATTAAATGCTTACACTAATAGATTTTCTACTGAAATACGTGTTCTGCCTGAAGGACATGACCCTACCAAACAGGGTGGCAATGATCCTGATAAAAGTAAAAATGGTTGGGAATCTTATTCGGGTGCATTTTATTTAAGCCCTGAAGAAAGAAAGCAGATTCTCATTGATAGAGCAAGAGACCATTTCAAGCAGTATTTTGAGGATGGTGTTTATCATAGAAATAAAAAACTGGGATTATTTGTTTCGGGTGGCGGTATGTCAGGTAAAAAATTAATTGAAGAAATGGAAACAGGAGACTAACCAATAAACAGAAAGGAGAAACAAATGGCACAGTTTAAAGCCGAAATAAAAGGTAATAGAGGCTCTGTTAGTAGATTAGGGCACAAAACAACAGGTATATCAAGTCATACATGTGGGTGGGAGTCTGGTATTAAAGTAGAAGGACATCATGATGAAGAGCTTGGAGACATCTTCTTGGTATGGAAGACAAGTGGTTCTGGATTTAAGAAGGCAAGCACATTACTTGGTAAACTTGTTGGAGATAGCTTTACAGCGGTGGAGAATACATGATGTTTGACGTTATGGCTTCTTTTTTGGTAATACTAATAGTAATAAATATAATAGCAGAAATAAGAAAGGGGTAGCTATGGTACAGTTTGAATATGATGGTGTAATGAAGAGGTATGAAGTAAAAGTACCTCAAGTAATAGCAGGAGAACACTCAATGCTAACTGTTGCATATATATCTGAGGATAATAGAATGACACTACTCAGAGAAATGAAAGTAGAGTTTGTAAGGAATCTACTTCTGCAATGGGATGAGTATGAGTATCAGATGACAAGAGAGCTTGATGGACTGATTAGTGAGGAAGATAGAGAATATGCAAGGTGGGAATTAGAACACGATTTAGCAAAATCAATAGATGAGTTAGAATTTTCCACAAGAGTTCACAACACAATGCAGTGGTTAGGAATTAAAACAGTTGGTGAATTAACAAAAAAGAAAGCATGTGAACTGTTAAAGTTTAAAAGCTTTGGACGTAAATCACTTACTGAAGTAGAAGATAAACTATTAGGACTATCTTTAACTTTAAAACAATAACAAACAGAAAGGAGACAAGTAATGGGATTTGATTTATCAGGAATGAACCCAAATACAACACGACCAGCACCACCACTACCACCATTAGGGAAGGATTGGGGTGATGAGGAAAAAAAGATGTATGCAGAGTATAGGGAGTGGCAAGAAGAAAACAGTGGTGTGTACTTTAGAAATAGTGTATGGGGATGGAAACCACTATGGCACTTTGTTACATTTGCATGTGATGATATACTTACAGAGACAGATATTGAGCGAGGCTCATATAATGATGGACATAAGATAAGTAAAACTAAAGCAGGGAGAATAGCAAGAAGATTGTATAGTCTAATTAAAGATGGTAAGGTGAAAGAATATGAATCAATGTATAAGAAGGAACTTGATTCACTTGAACAGTTAGATTGTGACCTATGTGAAGCTACTGGTAAAAGACAAGAGCCACCTAAGACTGGGGCTGGAGATATGGAGTGCAATAAATGTGATGGAACAGGCAAGGTAGATGATTGGGCAAAGTCATATCCATTTAGTGAAGAGAATGTACGGCAGTTTGCTAACTTCTGTGCCAATAGCGGAGGGTTTACAATATGCTAAATAAATATGATATAATTGAGAGGTTTATAATACTTGGTGGATATACAGGGAAGTTTATGGTGTGGATGGGTATGCTTGGAGGCTGTATACTCGTATGGTACTTTGTATTTGCCTTCATTAAAGCAGGAATGTAAACAATAATATATAATGGGGGTGGGTTATTCTGCCGTTGAGCAGTTGTAGGTTATTTCATCCTACGCCTTTCTGGCTCACCCCTATTTTTTAGGAGAATACTATGACAGAAAAAGAAATGTATAAATTTATTGCCTTTGCACTGAAAGATATGCTTGGTGATGAGCCATTCAATAATGATGATGAACGTTTTAGAGAGGAGTGTGATAGTGATGATAACGATAAGTAAGGATACTGCAAGGCAGTACATATATAAAACAAATGGTAAGATTTTCTCAGCGGTCTTCACAAAGAAGAACGGAGAAAAAAGAAAGATGATCTGTAGGCAAGGTGTAGCTAAATATGTCAAAGGGGTAGGGTTGAAGTTCAAACCTGAAGAAAAAGACCTCATTGGAGTATTTGATATGCACAAGAAAGCATACAGATTCATAAATGCAAAGACTCTTGAACAGATCAAGGTCAAGGGTATAACGTATCAAATAAAGGAGAAGTAAATGAATACAGTAGTAAAAGAGAAGGAAACAAGTACATTAACAATAGAAAGTTTTATTGACTCATCTGAGTATAATGGAACTGATCCAATAAGAATAGAATGTGGAGTAACATATGATGAAAGTATGTTTAAACCATATTTTGCACAGAGACCATTAGATGAGAAAAGGTGTATAAAGATAGCTAAAAGCATGAAAAAATATGGAAACTTTTCATCTGTTGATTGTCTTCGAAAAGGTAAATATCTATATACGTGGGATGGACAGCACGTTCTTAGGGCTGCCGTGATAGCAGGAAAGCCTATTAATTATAATGTATATAATAAAGTTCCTGAATATATATTGTCAATTAAAAATAGTAATACAAAGTCATGGACTCTACAGAAAACACATGATCTTTTCTTAAAAATGGGAGACGAGATTGCACTTGAGGTTCAAGACTTTATAGACAGTACTAGCAGTCTTTTCTCAAAACCACTCCGTCTTACAGCAGCACTTAGACTTCTTTCTGGCACGTACTCAAATCAAGCCTATAGAGATCGTCAATATAGCGTGACAGAAAAGAACAAAGCACACAAGATTGTAAGATGTCTTGCTGATGTTGCAAAATATGTCACTTTTGCAACAGATTCTAAGTTTGTTTCATCTTTTCAGTCAGTTTATAATTGTGGTTTATACGACCATTCTGTAATGAAGAAGAGACTACCAAGTAGCTACATGCAACTACACAGTCAGTTAAAAGTTATAGATATTGTTATAGGTATTGAGAATTGCTATAACTATCGTAGTAGAAGCAACCATGTAGATTTCGTCTCTGCTTGTGGGCTTAAAAGAAAATAATGAAAGATAAATCAACGATAGCCCTGCTTGACATGTTTGCAGCACATGCCCTCTCTGGTTACTCCAGAGGGGGTGTGTCGTACATGGAAAGAGAGGTAGAATGCAACGAAGTTGCTGAAGCCTGCTACGACCTTGCGACAGCTATGCTCAAGGTAAGACAAACAATAGTAGATAGTATGTCAAATGAGACTATGAGACAAGAATGAGATTTAATGAGACTATAGAAGAGGTATAAAAATAATTAATATATTTATAAAAAACCTTTTGTAGTAATATTTAATCTAATGTAATTTTAAGCATAATCACAATACGAAATAGAGGATATTCATGAAGAGAAAAGATAGGGAATTTGCAACATATACATTAAAAGTTCCACACGATCTGTTTACAAAATTCAAGATAAAATCACTGACAGATAAACATGCGACTTACAGAGAAACTCTGACAAAACTAATGGAGGACTACGTAAGGACATAATGTTTGAAGATATTTATCAGGAATACTTAGTTCACAAGAACGAAGAGAACAGAAAAGAAAGATACGAAGGAAATGAAAGCTGGTATCATGCAAGTGGTGCTGGCTTTTGCTCTCGCAAGCTCTACTATGAGTCTGTTGAGAAAGCAGAGCCTACAAACCCACCAAATAAAAAGAGTATGAGGACTATGCGAGTAGGCACAGTGCTTCATCAAGATATTCAAGATGCCTTAATATATTATAATAATATATTATATAATAAAGAGAATAATAATGATAATATATTATTAGAAAATATTGCTGTTGATAATGTCAAAAAATTTGACACGGAAGGTGAAATCACTTTGCCCGATCTTAATGTTAGGGGCTTTTTTGATGTTTTATTGCAAGACTGCTCGGCTTCGGGTACAGAAGAGATTAACAGGTTATATGATATAAAGACAATACATTCTTGGGGTTACAAGCAAAAGTTTGGCAGAGATGTCATTAAACACGAAAGCAGAAATCACTTCCTGCAAGTTGCAACATATGGACTTGCCCTTAAAGAAAAGCTGGGAAGCTTAGAAAGTATGTCAATACTGTACTACAACAAGGACAACTCTAGTATTGGAGAGCAGATTGTACCAAATGAATATCTTAATAAGGCAAGAAGATACTGGCGTGCAATCAATGAAGAACACTCAAAAGGATTGCCAGGATTTGTACATGGTGTATCACCTGCATACAAGTGGTGTTGTAGTTACTGCCAGTTTAAAGATCACTGCAATCCACCAGCCGTAATATAATAAAGGAGAGAAATGTCTATAGATTTAAGAAAATTGGCATCTGAGAGAGAAAGGCTACATGAGAATCATTCATCAAGTAGACCACTAAGCAAGGATTATGAATATATTGGTCTTAAAGGCGAAGAGAAATTTGCTGAGGAATTTAGCATGGAAATAGATGAAAAGCTTAGACCAGGTGGTGATGGGGGGAGAGACTTTCCAAGCCATGTAGGTATTGTAGATGTTAAGACTGCAAGAAAAGCATATAATCTTATAGTCGAAGAGGGTAAGGTTGTTTCAGATATATATGTATTAGCAAAATATACAGATGATATAGATGAAGCAGAACTGCTTGGGTGGGCATATAAAAATGAGGTGTTAGATGCACCATGTAAAGATTTTGGCTATGGGATTATAAATCATTATATACCTAAAGATAGTCTATACCCTATTCTGAGTCTAAAAAACATATTATTTAAACAAGGAGAGTTAAATGACGAAGGCAACTAAAAAAACGACAAACTACTTTACAGAATTAGATCAGGTAGATGTTACTAATCATATCGAGAAGAAAGGTAAGTTTAGTTATCTTAGCTGGGCATATGCTGTAAGAGAGTTAAAGAAAAGACATCCAGAAGCAACATGGACAATACATGAATGGGAAGGTGTCCCATTTGTAAATACTGAGTGTGGATTCTTTGTAAAAGCATCTGTGATAGTAAATGATGTTGAGATGACACAAGTACATCCTGTGCTTGACCATCAAAACAAAGCTGTTACAGCACCAAATGCATTCCAAATAAACACAAGTATACAGAGATGTTTAACAAAGGCTATTGCACTACATGGTCTTGGTTTACATCTATATGCTGGTGAGGATTTACCGCCAAGTCCAGCACTTGATGAAAATCAGACAAAAGAATTACTTTCAATATTGAAAGATAATGACAAAGAAGGCTTAGTTGATACTGTATTGCATCAAATAAGCATTGGACAAATAAACCAAGGTAATTTCCATAAAGCTATGGAACATTACACTAACTCACAATAAGGAGAGTAAATGTCTACAATGACTGATACGTTGAAAAACGAAGAAGCTCTGTTTATTCCAAGCGAAGAGACAGAGGAAGAGTACGTTCCCAAAGTAGCAGGCGATTATTTAGGTCATATTACTGAAGCTCGCACAGTTACAAGGGAATTTACTACAAAGGGAAGAACATTCAAGGCTCGTATATTTAACTTTAAAGTAAATGTAGCCCCTGAGAATGCTAATACCACCTACACATTAGAAGGTGGTAGAGAAATAACTGGTGAACACTATGTTGATTGGACTGTAGTCGCTGATGGTGTATTTAGATTCTTAGAGCCAACAGGTGATGATAAGTTTGAATCAAATGCCGAAGGCAATAAAAGGTATCTGAGATTCTGCCAATCTATTGGTATAGAGACACCAACAGAAGAGCGTACAATAGGTGGTAAGACTGTTAAAGTTCAAGTTCTACCAGACATTAAGGAAACTGATCTTAATGGAACACCTGTAATTGCTGTGGTTGGACGTGGGAGTGATTGGGTTACTGATACTGGTGAAACACGACCTTCATGGAGAGTTAAGTTCACTAAGTTATGGGAGAGCGGGAAAAGATTAGCTACGACTACTACTGATGATCTTCCATTCTAAGCTAAAGAAAAAGCTTGCACAGATAGCTGTAAAAGCTTTAAAAATGAAACCTGATAGTGTAGCAAAAACACTTGGTATAAGTAGAGCTACAGTTTATAGGTATATTAAAAAGGGGTAAGACCCTAACGAGGCAAGGGGAGAGGTCGGAGCATCTTACAAGGGTGTCTCTCCCCAAAATTTAAGGGCTGGTGCATAATAGTTGAATAATATTCGTGGGGAATTAACAACAACCAGTATCAGCCCTTACAGATTTAGATGAAAGTAAGTAACGAAACTAAACTAACAATACTGATATTACTATGGATACTCGATAAGATGGTAATGGTATTATTGTTTTGGGCTATAAGGTGAGCAGGTACGCTTCCAATACCTTGATGATAAATGGACAATACAAAGTAGTAATCCGCATAGCTGCCTGCTTACTTTAGTTATGGATACACATGATTTTATGGAAATACTAAAACATTTAGTGCAGGAAAAAAGAGACTTACAAAAAAGACTGGATATAATGGAAGAAATACTCCATTCATATCTACCAACAATAGAAAAAAAGGAGAAAAAATAATGGGAAGGGCAATAAATTTTGAAAATAAGTTAGATGTAATAGAGACAAGATTAAAGCTTGTAGAGGATGCATTAGAAGAGATGATACAAACAAGAGTACACCACGTAGATATTCATGACGAACTTGATAAACATGAAGAAAGAATACGAGAAGAAAATACAGTAGAAGTAGAGCCTGATGAAAAGTTTACACCACCAGCAGGTAAGCGTAAAAAAACAACAAGGAAGAAAGCTGCTACTGTTGATTAAAACTGTAGCACAAAGGATAAGAGATTATTTGAAGGATAAATATGGCAGTACCAGTTATAAAGATTCACCAAGAGCAACCATCAGAGCCTTACAAATGCGGTATGTGCCGAGACGTTTCAAAAAGAAATAAGTTCTTGTGGAGAAGTTACTTTACTGAGAATGAATTATTTATCTGTAGAGAGTGTGCCTATAAAGAAACGTATGGCACAAAAGGAATGAAACAAGCTAAAAAAGAGAGATTACTTGAGCAAAAAAAATAAACTAACCAATAAAGAGATGACTTCAGCTATTGCTGGGCTTAATAATAACGATCAAATACTGTGGAAAGAAAGTGTTGAAATAAAACAGCTATTTTCCTTATATTTAGAGTATCGTAAAGAAACTGAAAAGTTTAATAAGTTCGTCAAAGCCAAAGTGAAAGAGTTTGAAAATAAACAACGATCTGAAATTAAAGAAGGAGCTTGAGACTGTATACATTGACTCAGGCGGTAAAAAGCACCTCAACTACATGGATGCATTATGTGCAGAATCACAAATACAAGTGTGTATAGAGCGTAAATTAAAACAAAAGCAAAGGATCATGGATATAGCAGAACTAGTAATGGAGGTTTTAAAAAGCGAGAATTGGGGAATGTTCTATAAGAACCAACCAATGCGTAATTTAGAAACTCAAGATGGTGGAACTCTGTACGAGGTAAACCAAGTTGACGAATGTGAAAT